GGGGAATCTTCAACAGTGATACAAGGTATCCCATCACGATCTTCTACGTTTTCAATGTTTTGCCAGCCTCCATCATTATCCAAATATAAAACTACATCATATTCGTCAAAGTTGCGTAACTTATTAATTAGATCTTTAACTATCATAATAACTCCTTTTCTCTTGTAGCTTTCATTGTGTACATTGTCTCTTCCTGTTTAGTGTTTCTTTTAATGTGGACATTCCTGAGACATAATTCTCCCAAGGGTGGATAGCAATAAGGTTTAGACCTTAAAGAACTATCACTGTATCCATATTACTTATTAATAAAAGTACTTAGAAGAAAGGTTGTAGACAGGACTCGAACCCGCATAATAGCTTTAAGCATTGTTAATCAGCCCTAACCTATTAGGAAACGCTGAGGCTATTATTTTAACTTCTTTCAATGCGTTGAAGTTGTGTCTACCAATTCCACCACTACAACCTCTCATCTAAATACTCTTACTTGTAATACTAATACCCGCAGAACGGTATTAACTTATCCGGCCTTAGTCTGTAGTCTGTTTGGTTAATGCTGCTTCCAGAACTTTCTTTATTGATGACCAGTTTTTTTCTGCTGTATCAAGATTTGCAGCCATTGGAAATATCCCAAGCCTTACAGCCTCTTTCATTGCAGCAATCAACATTGCGTCTGTTAGTTCCATAATTAACCTCACATTCCACCCATTAACCTTAACCTTTTTACACTTAGTAACACGCTAGTGTAGTCAACCTATATCCGAAGGGTGTGACGATATAGACTGTTTAATGCGCTACGTTATTCGGAACCAGTTACAAACCGTACCGATCTAGTATTTTGTATTGAGAGAGTAAAAAGTATTGACATGGTAAAAAGTATTTATGCTATACTTCTATCACATCTAGTTCCTTCTCCCAAGAAACCACTAGATATTTCAATCTTACCCCATGTTGTTTTCACTAGCAACTAAGATTGTAAGCCGTACCCCTAGCGGTGAAACTAGGGGATTTTATTCATCACTTTTGCCGGACTCACCCTCCGGCTTTTTTAATCCCATGTAAATTGAATCGCTTGATTGTGAAATAACAACATCGCCAATCTTCAGTTTTACTTTAATTTTTGCTGGCTCATCAAACATTGGACAATCCGTTTCAACATCAACAGAGAGGTTGTCAGCTAGGTATTTTATAACATCATCAAATTCACTCATATCATTCACCTTTGCCCTCCGGCTTTTTTAATAAACATATTCAACTTTTACCGGCATCCTTATTCTTTCTTTTTGCCCTGGGTATTTATGTGTTTTGCTGCACTTTAATAAAATCATGCCGAATACTGTTGCGTGTCTCATTTTACCGATGGTATATCTAATTGACTTAACCTTGCTCCAGTCTTTCGGCTCAGTGCTTACACAAAAACTTTGCATGGTAACAATTCCTATTAATGCTTTTTGCAACATTTCAATCGTGAATAGCATGGTTCCGTCACCTCCAGATTGACGGATTACATTGAAATCACCTTTTTTTAACGTTGGATCATAGGTTATATGTGACACATTCGCTTCAGGCCAGAAACTATCAATCAGCTCCATAGGATTATGCCTTTCTCTTTTAAATTCACTCATATCATTCACCTTTTTTAAGTCCTAATTCAATTTTCCGCTTTAGTATTTCCATTATTTCTATTATTTCTATTTTATCGAGGGCTTCTTTTAATTCATCAACAACGGCTGCAGATTTACCATTGTCAATAAGCCATGATTTAAAACAGGCGTTTATAGCCGCCTCAACAACCTCCTCCAATGCCTTATTTCTTGGGTTAGCTTTTCGATGGTATCTATGGAGTCTTGAGTATTTCGATTATCAGCCTCAATCTCTTTATCCTTTGTTTCGATCTCATTAATGAGCCTACCCAGCAAACCGGTTATCTCTGACGTTTTAACATCCTGAATGACAGAAACTAATCGTTGTTGCATGTTTTTAGCTTCTTCAATTAATTTATCCATCATCATTTCCCCTCAATGTATGCGATAGCCGCTAGCGTGACAGCTTCGCTTAACGTTTTGCCGGAAATATTGAATACACATTCACGACGATCATCAGTATCTTCATCCGTCCAAAATTCAACATGATAAAAGTTTCCAAGCTTGCATATTGAATGACCTGAATTTAATAACATCTCCATCAACTCTAAGCATTGGTCTGCGTTTTTTAGCGGGTTGTATATATTAGACCCATCAGAGTCAAATTTATCATAATAAACGAGATTATCTCTTGGAATGCTATAAGGGAAATGTCCCATATACTCCGCTAACTTTTTAAGCTGTTCTGGTTCCATCGTTATTTCCTCTTTAAATGCTCAAGCAAGTCATCAACAAGTACCCTAATGGCCTGCGTATCCATCAATACAGCATAATCAGGTTTACGGTTGTCTCCGCTTCCGAAACGAATAACCAGCCCACAATCCTGCATTTCAAATTGGCCGTGTCCTGATAATAAAGTCGCGTCTTGGTGTCCTCTTTTGTATTTGACTAATGTGTTCATGTGGCCTCCAGTAGTTCAGGGTTTTCGTAAATATTTCCGACAACCTCACAATAAGTTGCCCACTCTGTACATATTCCAGCGCCAACCCATTCACCTGTTTCTGATTGCTTAACTTGGAAAATGTAATCTTTATCTACAATTTCTGGCCTATACCATTCCCATGCTTCAAAGGCCAACAGATCAGATTCATAAATCTCTTTACCTTTCTTGTCGAGCAATCCTGTAAACTGCATAAATTCAAAATTATCATTATCTCTTGAACCAGAATCACATAATTCATCAAAGGTAAAATATTCCAATTCTTGCGGAGTTTCAAATTCCCAATTATTTTTGTACCAGCAACGAAATTTAATATCTCTCATCCCCACCTCCCCCTCAACTGGTTATAAAGTTGCGCTTCCTCTTCATTTGACATTTTCGGTATTTTCCTCGGTTTAGCTGCCACCTTTTTCTTTTTCTCACTGGCGCAAGTTCTACAAACATTTACTCTTTTAACGCCATAACTTTTCCAATGAAATTCTGTTTCTTCCTGCTCAATTCCTGCGTGCTTACAGTTAGTTTGGTTGCATATTTTCATCGTCTTCTCCTATTCCACCACCACTGTTTAAGCTTCTGTAGTTTTATTTTGATGTATTTTTTCATCTAATATTTCTCGCCACAAAAAGGGCAAAAGCTAGCAAACAATGCAATAGGTTTCTTTCTGTTTGATTTATCAGCCTTAACAACCGACACCATGACCATCTCTTTACGTAAATTCATCCCGCTATTAAATGTGATAGGAATATCAATACGAGCATTATGACCGGCGGCTGAAAGTTTCTCGTTTACCGCCTCTATGCAGTCGCACATGTTATTTCTCCCCCTTCAATATCTCCAAGAGAGCATTACCAACCTTCCAAGATGGGTTTGTGGTTTTGCCTAGCTTTAAATTAGAAATAAGGTCTTGTGTTACCCCCGTCTTTTTTTCGATGTCTTTCTGGGTCATGCCGCGAGCTTGTATCTTATTAATAATCGCGCACCAGTCCTTATTTTTTAATTTCTTCATTTTATTTTCTCATATTTGGTTGCATTATGGTTATTTTAATACTAAAATGTTCATTAATCAAGTAACATTATGAAATTAAAAGGTGATGATATGAGCGATTGGTATGAAAGAGCAGAAAAACAACTTGAGGAAGCTTTGGATAATGGCGAAATCAGTGATAGTGAATTTAATGATCAGATGCGTGATCTAAATGCCGAATATGAGCAAGCTAGACATGATGCAGCAGCAGAAGCATACGAAAACTATTAATTAAGAAGAACAGGTGACTTATGAAATGGCTTGAAACCGAACTAGCTTACTTACTTAGAATCATTATCGTTATCTGTTTTTTGGTGGGTGCGATTGTTATTGCAATATCTGGAGAATGAAATGAATATATCAGTATTAGAAACGCAATTAGTTATGATTTGGTATTTCACTGACACTATTAATGGTTGCCGTGCAGCAGTAGAAACACTGGCAAGACTTGAGCGCACTGTTGACACGATAGAAGCTTCAGACATGATAAACGATGCAAAAGACTTGGCATTTTACAAAGGTCAAGAAATGCGGTTACGTGATAATCAAATAAGATGGGCGGAGGGTGAAGCATGAATAATGAAATGGACGCGCTTTTAGAAAAAGATCGGCTTGATGATAAGCGCCGAGAAGACAAAGAGTACGAAGAAGAAATGTCTGAAGATGAAAACGATGCTTGGGATTGTAATGAGGGAGATTATTTATGACTGTAATAAAATACCACGCGCCTTTAGCTTATACTGAAATAAGGACGCGAACAGACGAAGCCGTTAAGCACTGTTCTTATGTAGAACTAATGAACGCGCTAATTAACATAGACGATGTGCCGTTTGACCGTGAAGCCCTGATAAAAGAATTTAGAAAAATGTCACAAAGACCAGCACATGACCGAACTGATTTTGAATCAACGCTCTTAATGGTCGTTATGCGGGATTTGGAACAAGAAATAATTAACAACGGGAAATAATCTGGAGAAGATAATGTTTGATATAACCGACATTAGAAAAATTCAAAATGATCGGCCTGATTTAAGTGATGATCAGGCTAGTGAAGTTTTAGGGTTTTTGATGGATACGTATGCTATAGAGCCTTATAACATAACCAACAATCGAAAGCTTTTTAAAGAAACGGCGGATTATATTTATCCAAAGTTAATAGTGAGCGCATAAAGCAATTTTGCAACAGCGCATAAAATAGAGGAAAAGAAAATGCCATTAAATGTAAAAGATACCGGCGGCGGTCAAGATTTTGATCCTGTGCCACAAGGAACTCATGCGGCAGTTTGTTATTTGGTTGCTGACATTGGTATGCAGCCAACAACATACGGGGATAAGCATAAAGTTATTATCGGATTTGAGTTACCAGACAATCAAATTGAATACAAAGATAAGGACGGGAAAACAGTTAAAGCACCGATGATTATTAATAACTTCTACACGGCTTCATTGTCATCAAAAGCAATCCTTACCGGTGATTTAGAGGGATGGAGAGGACGATCATTTACAAAGGATGAACTGAAAGGATTTAACTTGTTTAACGTGCTAGGGAAACCCTGTGTCATTACTGTTGTGCATAATGTTGTAGGTGATAAGACTTATGCAAATATTAAAAGCATCGGCCAGATCATGAAAGGCATGGAAGTGGCGCCAGCTACTCGATTGCTGAAATATTCGCCCGATGAGCCGCAGCAATATGAAGAATTGCCTGAGTGGATTCAAAAGAAAATCGGCGGAGCTATTACGGAAAAGCCGCAAGGTCATCCGCAAAGTGAAAATCCTGCACCTATGGATTTCGACGACGACATTCCTTTTTAATTATTGGCTCCCCTCGGGGAGCAACTTTAAGGAAAACAATAATGAATGATTTAATCGTATTAGAAAACATTAATGCTGTTGAAGTATTTAGCGGCAATGGGCTTGACGATCTTCTTAAGCAAATAACAGAAGAAGCAAAAAGCATTGTTCCTGACTTAACCTCGAAGAAAGGCCGCGACGAAATAGCTAGTATGGCTTATAAGGTCGCCAAGTCTAAAACGTATCTCGATGGATGCCGGAAAGATTTAGTTGCAGAATGGAAAACAAAAGCTAAAGCAGTCGATAACGAAGGTAAGAAAATGCGCGACTACCTAGACAACCTGAAGGAAGAAATAAGAAAGCCTTTAACTGAGTGGGAACAGGCTGAAGAAAATAGAATTAAAAATCATACTGATGCTATTCAATGGATTATTAATATCGGCGAATCTGCGTCTGATTTTCTTCAGTATGACGCAGATGTGATTTTAGGTTGGTTAAGTGAGCTTGACTCATTAGAGATTAATGAAAACTGGGAAGAGTTTGCTAATGATGCAGCAATAGCAAAGGATAAGGCTTTAAGACAGATTAAAGGGGCGATTACAAAGCGCGAAGCATACGACAAGGAGCAAGCTGAACTTGCAAAGTTAAGGGCTGAAGCCGCCGAGCGTGAGCAAAAAGACCGTGAAGAACAGTTACGCAAAGAAGGTGAAAGACGGGCAAAGCTTGAGGCTGAAGCAAAAGCAAACAACGAAAAAGAGCGCGTTAAACGTGATGCTGAAAAAATAGAGCAGGAAAAGCAGGCCGCGATTCAAGCTCAAAAAGATGCCGAGCTGAGAGCAAAGCAAGCCGAAGAAAACGCGGCTAAAGAAGCTGAGGCAGCGGTAATTCGTGAGCAGGAACGTGTTGAGGCTGGACGTATAGCAGAAGAATTGGCAGCTAAAAAACGGGAAGCCAACAAAGCGCATAAAACAAAGATTAATAATGCCATTGTTGACGCGCTTATTTTGGCCGGACTCGCTAAAGCTGATGCTAAAAAAGCTGTGATTGCTATAGCGACAGGCAAAGTTCCTTACACAACTATTTCATATTAAAAGGTGAAAACAATGAAACTATATTTTGATTTAGAAACAATACCAACACAACAACAAATATTTATTGATGAGATTGCAAACACTATTACTCATCCTAAAACAATGTCTAAGCCTGAAACAATCGCGGCATGGGAAAAAGATAAAAAGCCATTAGCAATAGATGAGGCGGTTAGCAAAACCGTGTTTGACGGTGGAATGGGTGAAATTATTACTTTTGGATATGCTTTTAATGATGATGAGCCTGAGGTCATACAACGAAACAAAGATATATCTGAAAATGACTTACTAAGCTCTGTTAATGATTTATTTAATGATAAATGTATTATAAATAACGCCAGCACACATCCTGTTTGGATTGGGCATAATATCTGTGGCTACGATTTACGCTATTTATGGAAACGTTTTATTGTTAATGGAATTAAGCCAGCAATTAAAATTCCTTTTGATGCTAAACCGTGGGCTAGTGAGGTTTACGATACGATGTTTGAGTGGGCTGGAACCGGGAACGATAAAAAAAGCATGGATTTTGTTTGTAAAGCATTAGGGCTTGAAGGAAAAACAGGGATGGACGGATCAATGGTTTATCAGGCTTGGCTGGATGAAAAATATAATGAAATCGCAGAATATTGTAAGCATGACATTGAAATGACGCGCAGTATTTATAAGCGAATTAATTTTATATACTAAAGCCTGGAGGCTGTAATGATATTTCTAGCAGGCCTAGGCATAGGAATAATCATAGGTATGTTTATTAGCAACTATTTAGGAGGGCGGTATTGATGGAAGTAAACAATGCGACATGGACAATTTATTGGTTTTTATTTCCTCAGCATAGAAAGGAAATTATTACTCATGCAAACAAATGGAATATGTCTTTTCGCTCTCTGTCTTACAAGGCAGAAAACCCAAGAGAATACATAGTGCATATAACTAACGGGGAAATAGGCTGATGAAGCCTGAAAAATACATTCTACGCACCGAGGCTGATCGCAATGAAGTCCTTAAGCGGCTCCTAGAGCTGCCCTGTGACGGTAAATTAACAGTGTCCCTATCTGATGCGGGAAGTAAATCGAGCCGCCAGCGGGGACTTGACTGGCGCTGGAATACGGATATTGCTAATTCAGGCATGGGCGGCAAGTTTGAGGACTCAAAAGACAATGTTCACCGAGTCTGTAAGTATAAATGGGCTATTCCTATTATGATTCGTGACAATCCATTCTTTGCTGAACTATACGCGGCTTATATTGCCTTGCATAAAAACGATGCCGACCGGATGAAGTGGTTTGTTGACAATATGGTGCATACCGAATCCTTTGATTCCCACCAGATGAGCGAATACATGACAGAAAAGCAAAGGCATTATGTGGGGCATGGGTTTACATTAACCGACCCTGAAGATTTATTAACGGCGGGAAACTAAATACATAACTGGAGGATGATATGAATGGGAATCTAAATGCAGCACTCATCTTGCTAGATCGAGCGCTGGAAGAAATAGATCGTGGGTTTGTCCGCTGCGAAACATGCGGAGAACAGGAAGACACTAAGGACTTGGATTTTGTTGACGACATAAAAGCAGCTAAATCAGAATTATTGATAGTTCTTGGTAGAGGAATATAACCACCCAATATAACGCCTTAAGGAGGATTTATGAGTCAAACTGAGCAGATATTAAAAGAACTGAAAAAAGGTCGGAAACTTACCCAGCTTGATGCTTTGGCTGAGTTTGGCTGCTTTCGATTGGGCGCGAGAATCCTCGAGATTAAACAGATGGGGTACAAGGTAATCTCTGAAATGGTGTCTTCTGACAATGGGAAGCACTTTGCTAGATATGAGTTGATGAAATGATTGAATTATTAAATATGGATTGCCTTGTTTACATGAAAACCTGCAAAGATAATGAGTTTGATTTGGCTTGGCTAAGTTTTAATAAAGGCACAAAACTTTATTGCTTGGCTAAAAATGGAGGCAGTAGAACACCTGCAGCATTGGCGGATATTATTCATCCAAAACAAAAGCCGGTTAAATTATATCAATGGCTATTAAAAAACTACGCAGAGAAAGACCAGCGCATTTTGGACACTCACCTTGGAAGTGGCTCTAGCGCAATAGCTGCCCATTATTTTGGTTGTGATTTTGTCGGAATTGAGATAGACGAGGATTATTTTAAGGACGCTAAAGAACGGTTTTACAATGAGACAAGGCAGGAGACTTTATTTTGAACGGAAAGAAGCCGACCAAGGCAGAAACTAAATGGATTGAGTCTATTGTTGAGTACGGTTGCGTTGTTTGTCGTAATGAGGGAAAGCATACGCCGCCACAAGTTCACCATATCAATGGCAGCAAAAAAGAAGGGTGTCATTTTGATACCATTCCGCTTTGCTATTATCACCACCAAGGCCACAATGATGACTCGGCGTACACGTCAAGGCATCCATTTAAAGCGAGATTCGAGGAAAGATACGGCACAGATTTAGAGTTGTTAGCACAGATTAGAGAGGAGTTAGCGGCACGATCTTGATTTATGGCGACAAATGTCTACAATATAAGCATACACTTAATAATGGTGCGATATTATGGACATAAATACACAATACTTAATTGCCGAGATGATGGGCGAAACTGAATATTCAGAAATACTAAAGGAGCTGGTTATCGCTGAGAATGAGCGTGAGAAGCTGGCTTATGATGCGCGTAATGTTGAATTAGTAGATTATGACTTTTAAAGACTTAATATGTGTTGTGATTATCGGGCTTGTTGTTCTGTATTTTCATACTATTTCGAGCCTTTCATAACTTTAGCGATCTTTTCACCGCTTCTGCCGATTACGTAGCCCGAAAGCCCTAATTGTAACATTGTCCAGGCTTCTTTAGCCAAAGGATTAGGGAGCCATGAGAGACTGTCTGCGACGACCAATACAAGAAATGTCAGCATCGTAACAGGTCGCCAGTTACGGGCTATCCATGACGCTGAGTTTGCCTCTGCTTTGATTATGTCGGTTTGTGCGGTTAGTAATTGGCTCTCATATTCAATAACTTTCAATGTGGTGGCGTTTTCAATCTTGGCTAACGCATTTTGAAGCTGCATTTTCTCTTCTGTTGACGTATGGACATTATCAATTAAGTCCGCAGCCGGTGAGAATATCTCTTTAACAAAACTGAATATTTCTAATAACATTATTTAGACTCCAGCTTAGCTATTCGGTATTGCTCTGAGACTTTATTGAGTTGTTCGTTTAATTTGAAATACTTGTGCAGTAGGTCGATACATTTAGGGCAATTACTTTCGGATTTTGGGACGGTGATAATGTCAGATCTAGCGATACCAGTAGCAAAAAAGAGTACGGCAAAAACAACAAAACAGATAATGAGTAGGTTTCCGGATTTCATTCTCCAAGCCCCGGCCAATGGCCTGTTTTAAGAAACATATAAATTGCAGCATAGGCTGCACCACTTACTGCTGCCCATTTCAAAGCTATGCCTATCCATCCAGAAAAACGAATAAACCCTTTAAATGTTCTGAATATTGATAGCATTTCATAAAAATCTTTAATGAATTTGTCCCAATCTTCCTTCATTTCCGAGACTATGCTTTGATGATCATCTAGATCTTGCGTTAAGCTATTGTGCCTTTCTTCAAACTCTATTCGCATGGCTTCGAGTTGTTGGCCGACCTCCGTTTCACACGCCTTTAGTTTTAACATGACGCTATCCGGTGTGTGTTTTTCTGGCATAACAGCCTCAATATATTCATGTAAAATACCAATATAGTCGATAATATGACCATATCTTATCTATTGTCTGTGAGTTTTACCACTCGAATTGTAAACTATTGTTAAAGCTCACCTGTTCGCATGATAACAGAGAGCCGAATAGCTCTACTCCCTACTTGGTCAGCCCATTTTGAATCTAACATTTCTTCTGCTGCGTTTTCGTACTCTTCCAGCTCAATATAAGCAATCGTTTTCTTGAATCCGTTAAATCGAGTTAATCCAAGATTAAAAATCATGCTGCAAATAACAACTTGACGGGCATCATTTAATTTAGGAAACCAATCAAACTTATAACAGTCCTTAATGGCATCTGTTACGTCTTCAGTTAGCAGGGCTTCAGCTATGGCAGGGCTTATACCTTGCTCAAGTGAATGGCCGTATCCTATAGTTTGCACCCCTACAGAGTCGAGATAAGGCATTAGATTACCGTTCTTAATAGGGCCCGTACCTTCATCCTCTTTGAGTATTTTTAATAGTTCGTTGATCATTTTATAGGCCTGTTTCTAAAGCTGTCCGTTTGTGAGTTTCCCCACATGTTAAATGTTGTTAATTATACGGGAGCCGTCCTTTCCATCAGGCTTTTATATTTCTTTATTTCTTCAGGGGTATGGATAAGCTCACAAATAGCGATAACATCGGCATGCTCATTAGCATGATCTGCGCCGGGGTTTATGGTATGGCGTAGGATCGTACTAGAGATTTTTTTTTCATCTTCTTTTACTGTCACAATTTCTTGCACATACACACGCTTGTATTTGTCTATTGTAATGCCTGCTAATTTGGTTTCTTTTGTTAAGCTCATTGTATTCCCCTATTCTGATATATATGAAAAATTAAATCCGATCTGGAAAGCTGTATCCACATCGGCTCCGCCTATATAAGCAACAACCCCAGCATCAGTGACATACCTAAAATACATTGCGCCACTTAACACAAGTGTTGATTTTTGTCCTGCTATTGAAACTCCATTATTAGCAATAAAAAACGAACTCATGCTGTAGTCTTGATCGTCTGTTAAGTCTGTTGGTGCAAAAGGCAAAGACATAATAATGTCGCCCACCACTGAGCCAGAGGAAACGCTCAAGCTTCCTTGGCAATCAACCATCCTACCTATTTTTGTGTACGCATAAGTATCCCCGGTACTGCTAAGGGTGAAAGATCCACTAGTTGAGCCTGTTAATGTTGCTGCGTGACTACCTTCTTCGTAATCATCAAGAGTATTAACATCAGAAGACGGGACTTGCGTTGCAGGAAACTGTATACCTTCTGCATAAATATTATTCTCATCATACCCTGACGAAGCCACATATTTTGCAGTTTCATAGATGTTTCTGCCTGTTTGTCGCCCTGCCCCATATACTAGCTTTTGACTGTTTAGAGTCTGTGTGCAACCTGCTTGCCAAAAACAATTCTCAATACTGGTGGACGTAGCAAACAAATTAAGTCCTATATTTGTTGATCCCACATGATAACAATTCTTTAGAGTCGCGGTATTGCCTTTTATATAGAATCCGTTCCTAGTCAGACCCTGATAGCAGTTTTCAAATAACAATTGCTGAATATTAGTTGATCCGATATAAAACGTATAATCTGTTGCGTTAAGCTCTTGTTCTGCACGAACATTCTTAATAACGATGCCATGCGATGTTGCTGCGGTTGTATTTAAAGGATAATAAAATCCATACGTACCACCAACCCAAACTTGGCTACCATCCATAGTAAATTGACTCATATACAAGTCTTGAACCGTGATAATTGCTGAATTACCAGAGGCTAAATAACAATCGCTGAAGTGGTAGTGATCTGCTGAAATAACATTATTAGGGTTAGCCGATAAGAAGATAGGTTTATCAGCGTAGCAAAAGAACTTTCTGACTGTTGTATGTTCACGACCGTTAGTCTGTAATCCAATTGATGTACCTGAGGCACCATTAGACCAAAAGTTTGATGCACCTACCGTTACGCCGCCGCCAATCACAACATTATCAATTAAATAAAAACTAGTATCGACAAGATTTATTGCCGTCTTAGCATAAGTTGGTTCGGCAGTATAAAATGCCATATCCCGAATTGACCCTTGATAAACAACAACAGCGCCGACAACTTTTATGCAAGTTTGATCGGCTGTTGGCGTGAACCTTATCTCGGTAGCATATACTCCAGAACCAACTAAGTGTATGCGATGTTGAGCTATAGTAATCTGAGAGGTGGTTAGATATATGCCGGGAGGAATATAGACTGTACCGTGACCTGTTGTATAGAAATCTATCGCGGCCTGTATGGCTGCGGTATCGTTAGTAACTGTATCACCCTTAGCACCAAACCATTTAACATTAATTGTTGCAACATCATCCCTCTCAAGCCCTATCGTTCCATCTCCGCCTGTAGGGATAAAGACTGTGCCGCAATAAGCGCCGCCGTTGTCTGCGTAGGTTCCGGGGGTGGCGTTATATCTGACTGTGAAGGGGCCACCATCGGCGGAGGTGACAAAGACTTTTTTGCCTGCGTCAGACGATGTCAAACTAATTGATGCAGCAAGAACTTTGGACGCCACTACAAAGCTGTCCCCGATATTGCTAACGGATAAATTTAGGTTTTCTATTGCGGTTCCAGCAGTATTCCAGCCCAAGGCTGTCGCTGGTTCTGGAAAAGGCAAGTTTAAATTTGTCACCTTTGAATCAGTCCGGAGAAGTTTAAGCGTTCTAGTTTCTAGCTCGCGCTCATTTTGCTGCATCATCATAATGATTTTATCTAAATCATCATTAAATGTTTCGGAAGATAAATCGCCTAAATTTTGATAATCTATAGTTCTTTCTATAGGTAAATCGCGAATGATGGTGATAATGTCCCCAGCCGTTGCAGCCGCCAACAAAGTGACGTTCCCTCCGCTAGTTGTACCCGCGCCGCTTACTGTATAGTCGGTTGTTAATACAACAATATCAGCCGTATCATCTGCCTCATTTCCCGCAGGGGTGAGATAGACTTTTAAGTCTGCATCTTTAAAAATAGCAAAAGGATAGGCAAATACAGCTTGCGCCGCTGTTGCTGTGTATTGAACGCGAGGCGTTACATCATTAACTAAAAGTGCCATTATCTTGTCTCCAATAAATCTTGCTGTTCTGGCGCCAGATCTTCTATGCCATACATTAACATATCTTTTTTAGCTCGGCGCGTTTCTAGCCTTAGCCTCAAGTTGTCGTTTTGTTCTTCAAGCTCCATTCTCGCCCACTTATCGAAGTTTCTTTGCACTTCTTTTAACAGTGTAGACCTCATATCCGGGGTTGCGTCGGCATAAATACTGCTGTTTATCGTTTCATTTAAAGCTTCATGGAATGTGTTCCCTTCCCCGTCCTGTACCATCTTTCTGGATAACAGAGTTAAATCATAATATTCTTTACTTGTCAGCTTAACCCCGTCGATTCTGCGCGAAGGTTTAGATATAGGGACTGTTCTAGATGCGCTCATTACTCTAACGACTTCAAGCTTTACTTCGTCCTCCGTTTTCTTGGAGTCCGGGAAAGGCGACATAATGCCAAGCAGGCTGCCCGATGGATGGTATCTTGGGTCTCCATATAAATCTAAGTTAGCTGGTACTTCTTCCGTATAACCCGCAAAACCTGAATTAGCTTTTACTTTTTCACTCAATTCCCATGCTGTGCGTGCATAAGGGTCTTGTATTCTTGTAAGGTCTCGACGCGCACCAGAAAAAGGAATTTGGGCGGAAAGTAAGTTCTGACCCCATGTTTTAGCGTAGCGAGATGGATCATCCATCATTTTAGTGAAATCTGAAACGCCCTGTAAAAAAGTCTTATTCATTGTATTTTCAGCAATCGCAGCAACAATCGCTGCCGAAATATCCGACACCCTTTCATCGTCTGTGTCCAGTTCATCATCACCATAATTCTGGATTTCAACTAAATCAGCCACTGCACCGATGACGTAGGCTAAAGGCTCGGCTCTTTGATAAGATTGATAAAAGGTCTTTCCATCGGCATTAAAAACAAGCGAGTACGGTTTCCATCCGGTCGCCTCTAACGCTTGCCTTGCGCGTGGATTGGAAGGGCCACCACCAGTAATTTGACCATTAGCGGCATAACTAGCCACACTAGCAGCGGTAAGGCTTCCCATTGATACACGAGCCAGAGCAAGGTCACGGGCTGCACCTCCTGCTTTTAAGTCCTGATGAAATTTACGGGTAAATAATGCAACCGGGCTTCTCTCTAAAAGACCGGCTTTAAATATATTAATCGGAGTGCGGATAAATGGAGCGACAAAACGCGCCCCGGGCACTTTGTTTATGGCTTTTTGGACAGCCTGCCCTGCCTCACCTAATGGGTTCTGGAAAGTCTTATAAAGTGCCGCTGCTTGCGCTTCGTCTAATGCTTCTTTGGGCGGGTCACGTAAAAAAGCTTGGATAACTTTTGCTGCATCTTCTGGATTTCCAGACAATGAAGCGACCCGATCGCCTTCTCTAAATGCTTGACGGGCGAGGTCTCCGTTTCGGGCAAAAACCTTAAACATTTCATCGACCGGCAACATTATTCTTTCAGTCGGAACACGAATAATAGTGCCAAGCAAATCAACAGCACGTCCTAATCCACCAGATAACTCAAGATTGTCAGCGGAAATAGCTTTGTTAACAGTACCCTCAAACTTCATAACCTGATCAGAAGGTTCCCCGGTTTTAAAAGCTACTTTTGCTGTCTTTAATGCTTGCCTCCATGAGTGCATCATGCCGTACATCTGGGCGCTGGCTTCGCCTACTGCCACACCTTCCTCAGTACCCATGAACCGGCCAATGCGAGCAGCCACCGCTGTTTCGGCGATGTTCATACCTTGGAATAAAGCATTGCCTGATGTATTAATTATGTGAGTTTTAACGCCTGAAAGGATAGAGTTAATAAAATTCTCGACTAAAACGCTCTGAACTTTCTCAAGTCGTGATGTTTTGGTTAATTTATTCAATCCTTCAACAGAATCAATATGCTCTAATTGTTTGGCTGTTTCCATTAAGCTTTTAGCGCCGCCTGTTGTCTCGACTAATTCAGATAATCTTGCTACTTCACGCGGATCACTTCCCGTCGGAATACCAAAAGCATTTAATGACCGGCCAGCTTCAGCACGCGCGCCCATTAATTGAGCCTGATATTCTCTGTGAAAGTCTAATTGGCGGCGAAATTGAAGCATTTCACGCTGTGATGCATCGCCCGTTCTGACTTTCCCCGCTAAATCTAAAATACGTTTTGCACTTGAGCCTAATACTTGACGGGCTGCAAGGATAACTTCAGGACCAAAGGCTTCGCCGGCTTGGCGTTTCATTACTTGCTCAATGACTTCCTGATCTGTTCCCAGTTCATCGGCCAATATTTGAAGCTGATCGTGTGAAATTTTGCCTCGGCGCGCAACATTAATGGCGGATTTATTATCTTCGGCCACCATGCCGATAACGGATTTAATGTCATCAGTGGTGTCAATTACATCGAAGTTAATTTGATGGTCGTCAAGCTGGTTGTAATCGCCGAAATCTAAATCTAATACCCGGTTCGCTTCTTTTGATTCGTCTAAAATAACTTTTTCAACAACTTCTTTTGGCTCAACAACAGACTCGGACAGCTCTTTTTTAGATGTATATAACACCTTTTTAGTGACTTCTTTTTCACCAAGGTCTTTCATGCCCTTTTTAAATAGCTGCTTCATAAATGGGGTTAATGGGGTTAGTGCGCCAGCAACCTGAACCCCGCCCTCCATTGACGTGTCGGCAGGCTGAACAGGCTGTATTGGCTCTACAGGCTCAATCGGCTCTTGAGCTAATGTAGGCGTTTCTATTGTTGGCTCAATTATCATTTTGACATCTTCTTAATTAGCTCGTCACGACCATCAAGCGCCTCGTTAAGCATCATTTTAACAGCTTCGCGGGAAGCGTCTTTCTGTGTCATTCCGTCATTTTCCATAAGGTCGGCCATGATTGATTTAGCTTCCGCTCTGCTCTCTGGTGATAATTTTCTAAATGCCTTAGTAATCATTAGAATTGTCCTGATTCATACATTGAGTGTAATAATACTATAATTTCGTTTTCTTCTCGTCTTTTCTTACTGTAATCTGGCCTGTCTACCCATGAATAATGCTCTTTCACCGTTTGGAAGAAGATGAAGAAGCCGGAACCTTGTGGCGTTACGGAAATCATAATTCATACCAAAAAAACTGGTAAATATAACCTATTGTTACGGTATCGTTATTTGTTAGCTTTAATAGGTAAGTGTTTCCACCATCAATGATCCATTCTCCTGCTATACCTTCCGTACTGCCCGTTGATTTTTTGTCTCCGCTGCCAACAATGCCATCAATATAAAGTCTTGTTCCGTCTGCCGTTACCGTTGGATTTGTATACACGGCTGCCGTAGAAACGGTAGTCGATAATCTATTCCTGTTTAAGGGCGTTAATGCTGATCCATTAGCTGTAACTGTGGGATTTTCAAATAGTTCAATATCAACAGGCGCACCATCAGTTAAGAATTTATAGTCACGCCAATGTATAGGGACAGATGGATCAATTAGAAAGTAGTGTGATGAAGTAGATAATAACCCTGTTATTTTATCCGATAGCTGAAACGCTTTGCCTGAGTGTATACGGGCGTGTTCTGATTCTATGGTTGTTAATGCTTTTGAATACGGCTCGACAACGTTTGCACCGGTTGCGTCAACCAGCATATATTGAGGATAATGAACACCGGAAAGTTCTACAGTGGCGACATCGACTCTATCCGAGTGGCCGCTTGGTTCAACAGCTATATTATCTGCCATCGTCATACACCGGGATTATTTTAACCATATCGCCTTTATTGTCTTTAACTATTAAAAATTCCTTTGGCTTTACAGATAATTGGTGAATAATCTCGCCCATGATGGCCTGATTGTCATTAACCGCGTTTCTCATGGAAGCAATGGCTTGTTCGGCTAATCTGGCCGTATTATCTGGCTTATCAGGAATATTCCTAATTTCCGCTAATTGCTGTTTAGTGATAGTCCTCATAATTCTCTTAATACATCCTCAAGCGATTTAACAAGGTTATCCATGTCTTTGAGCATATCCCCGGCGGGTCTTTGGATAGTCTCCTCAACCCCATCAACCATGACTTTCTCATCAATCATTAATTTCTTGTTAAGGTTGTCTCTTGGTAATGTCTTCCTAAGCTGTTCAACTTCTTTTGCAATATCGTGAGTACCAAGGATGTTATCTGCTGCCTCTATTTTAGGTGGCTTTCCTGTGAGGACGCGGTGTGACATATCAGCCTCTCTTTTAGCGACTGCTTTAGCCTCTGCTAGCACTTCTAACGTGTTTTTAGTGGCTGCCGCAGTCGGCTTTTTAGGTGTCTTGCTTAATCTCCACATTCCTTTCATGGTCATGGCAGAAGCAGCGAAAGCGCCAGCAATCCCCACACCGAGCCCGGCATTTTCAATAATGTTTTTTAACCGTCCTTCTGAGTCTGTCTCATTCTCATTGTCAGCTAACCAGCCAATAATTTGATTATCAACGCCCATTTGTTTGACCATAGACGAAAATCGTTCCATGTGTGGGTCTAATGCTGTGCCTGACGTGATTATGTCGGCGAGCAAAGCTTCGGTAAACATTCCTGTTTTAACACCTGAAGCGGATGACATTGCGCCGATACCTTTCATATAAAGACTGAATGGTGCCATAAACTGCGTCATTTCCTGCGTTATTTCTGAAGCTACACCTTCCGGACTAATGCCTTTCTCAAACGAATCGGTGAAGCTGGTTAGCCCGGGCAAATTCTCTCTTAACCATTCATTTGCCTTATCGTGGTTTTCTCGTCCTACTACTAATGAAAGTGTATTTTCAGTGGCTTTATATAAGCCGCCAGCAATATCACGCGGTACACGGGAAGCAACATCAACCACGCCCACTATTTTTTCGTGTATTGACCTCATATCCTGTTGTGGATCAGGTTTTGCATTAATATCTTCGGGCGCTTCTTTTGATGCACCACCTAATACTGGCTCACTAGGAGCGCTAATATTTGAAAGCTCAGTCGAAGCAGCTGCTTGAGCGTCAATTTTCCGAGCCTGCTCAAGTTCTTCGCGCTCAATCTCGCCCTCTAAACCAATAGGGGAATAGCGTGGGCTTGATGCGTAAGCCTCGTAACTATTGTCCACTTTCGCGCTCCAATCGTTCTATTTGTCTTAGTTTGCGTTCAAGCTGAATAATTAATGTTTTCTCTTCTTCTGTGCCTAAATCAGCCGCTTTTATTTGCTCGATGGTTTGATACTTCCCTTTGGTTACCAAGTCTTTCCATTTTTGCAGCTCTTTTACATCAATCTCGCCCTTAACTTCTTTAACTAAGCGATTAGATATTTCTATCGCTTTTATTGATCTCTCTTCTACGGGCAAAGCTTCAACTTCATCAAAATATCTGGTTAGCACGTTATCTGCGCGCCTTGCATCTTCTGGTGAAATACGTGAGGTATCTGTGCCAGGGATAATACCAAACTGAAAATTAATGCGCCTCGCACCTTCCGAGCCTGACTGTGTTCGCCTCCAGTTTGCTTTATCTTCTTCAACTTTACGCCGTTCTTCGACTAATTTATCCTTGTCAGCACGACTTAATCTAGGGTTTGTTTGAATAGAAAACTCAGTCGCGCCGAGAATATTTGCTCTTACAATATTAAGTTCACTTTGGTCTGAGTATTCAGGCCCTTCAAGAAACGCGTTTTTCTTGTAAGCGTTAGCAACCTTTGGATCAACTTCATCTCTTTTGACCATTTCCTGAAGATGCTCGACAATCAAAGCGCCCTCTAAATCAAGTGTGGCTACCTTGTTAGCGCCCACTCTCCAGCGTTCTTTGCGATCTGCATCGTCTGCTTTTCTCTGTGCGTCTTCAATACCATGGCTTTTGCTCATCATTCCAATCATGGTATTAACCATTTTTGTCCGATAATCTGGATCTCTATCACCAAGCTCTTTAATCTTCTTAAAATTCTCAATGTATTTCACCGCGCGACCGTTTGCCATTTCACGACCGAACGCACCATAAATAACTTGATCTTCAATATCGCGGGTAATGTCGTTTCTTTGGACTTCAGCCGCTTTTGGGGTCAATAGTCCGGCGTTTTCTAAAGACGTTGTGAGCTGGATAGCTTTGATTTGCGCCTCGGTTGCCGCTAAAATATCGCCCTCAATAGCCTGGTTCTCGCCCTCTGTCCGGTATAAATCAATAGCCGATGACGTTGTTGCTGCATGTTGGTTGCGTTCAAACGTTCTCAAATCGGATGTAATTTTTGTGCCTGACTTTAAAATAATAGATGATAGCTCATCTTGAACGGCTGGCTTCATAGCTTCAGGCACACCTTCAAGTAATCCTTGACTATACGCTTTGGCTTTTACTGTATAACCACCGGGGTCTTTCGCACTTTCAGCCTCAATCCGGGTAAGGTTGTCAGTAACATCTAGCTTAACGGCCGCTAAGTGTGACGATATAGCACCCTGATTCCATACCTCATCGGCAATCGTTTTGCCATCACGCAAAGTAATGGCGGTTTTACCTTGAGCATCAATTAGCCCTTGCTCTTTGGCCTTTTTTGCCATATCACGATCAAGTTCGTCCGCTTCTTTATTAGCAAAGGCCCGAAACTTGGAGGCTAAACTCTCAAATAACTGCGGCGCATTGCTGTCAATAGGCTGTGGGTTTGTTAATCGTGATTGATATCTCACACTTCACCCCGCTTTTTCTTTCGGCTATATGAGCCGTAAGCCTCGCCAGCGGCGGATAACAGGCTATAAGTTGAGATATTCTTAGCATTTTGCTGTAATTGACTCACTCTTTGTGATGTGGCGCTGGTATCGAGTAAAGAATCAAAGCGTTCATTGCTAATATCTTCATTCGTGACGGCTTGCGCGCTTGACCCTATACCCGCCGTGAGTCCTGACATACCCGTACGTACATTTTGAAGGGCTAATGCTCTCAATAGGTTACGTTTACGCTCGATTTCCCGATTCTTTGAGCTGGTTTGTTCGGCTCTTGCCTTAACTTTTATGTTTTCAGCTTGCGTGGCTGAAGCTTGAAATGACGAATAAACCGCCGCGCCTGCTGATGGGCCGCCATAATAAGTTGCCGCCGCTGTGGCAACAACAGGAACTGCTTTTTTAAAGGCACCCATCAGGCTGAAACCTCCAAATCTAAGGCTAGTATTGTCATCGGCACCGGGTCTTCCTGCGTTATAGTGACCTGTGCTTTTTTTGACCAGCCGTTTAAATATATTTCGGTTACTTCATCTGAGGGTAAAGGCACCGCGTCAAAAGTATCTACGTCTAACTGTCTGTCCGGCATTCTCTCGCCATTCACAATAACACCTAATGATTGATAACGGTTAATCGTTGCTCTTACTATTCTCTTTTCTCGGTTTAATGTGGGGCCATCCTGAAAGCTATCACTAACCGGCATTGTCTTAATAGTAGGATTATAGGCTAAACCTACCTCGATTGCCTCTGCATCCGGCGTTCTGGCTAACGTCACCGATCCACCAGATACCACCAAATCAAGCTGAACCGCGCCGCCAATCTTCGCTTTTACGGTTTCACCTTCAAGATGGTCTAACCCGGAAACTGTAGCACTGGAATGACTTGCAATAGATATCGCGCTATCAGTATATAAGCTCCCGTCGAGTTTTTCTAAATAGTTCCCGGTTATACTGTTAACGGTACGCTCTACAATGAAATAAACGTCAAAGTCTAACGTTCCAACTCGCTTAAATTTATCCGCTGTGCCGGTAGTCCAAGGGCCTGACCATGCAGCAATTTGCTGTTCTCTTAATGTGTTTAAAACGACAATATCACCAGACGTATTCACGACATAAACATAGTTTGTCTCTGTGGTTTCTGTGCCTTTTATGGCATCAATATCGACAGGGGTATTAATTAAATGTGTCGAAAGCTGAGAAACAGAATTGGACACATGAGAATCTTCAGCAAACGAAAAAACAAACTCTCTAAAACCTTGGCCGTTTCTTTGGACATACAGCGTTGCGCCATCAATGGAGGTAGTATTGACATTTGCCGACCCAAAGCTAGTTTGTCTTGTTGCGCTAAAGGTTTCGGGCGTAATAGGCGCTGAAGTTACAACAAACTCGCCCCCGCTGGTGTAAATCTCTAACGTCCGGCCTGGTACAATGTTTCTGATCTCATTAACCTGATCAGTATCCAATGCGCCCACGACCGCATCATCCGGCAAGCCAGTACCCACATCAAAGTTGTAAAAGTCATTTGTGACGCTCATCCATAACCCTTGCGGACGACTTAACGACCCACCAAAGACCATACGCCCCTCAAAGAAAGTGACCGTTAAAGGCCAGCCTCGCGCTGTAGACCAGACCGCTTCCGTAACACCTACGCCGTTTGTGGTAGTGGTGACAATATTAGTCCCCACTCCGGCGGTGATGGTCATTTGATCCCAGTTCTTTGCCCCATCAGCGCCCCCAAAAGTCACGTCATGGTCATTAGCTGCCCCAGAATAAACCACCGTGATGCCCGTTGAGCTGGTGGTTGCTAAAGCTCTTAATGCATTCTGAATATTCGTTGCCGTGATAGTTGCCGTTGCATTATTTGTGATAGTGGATGTAACCTGCCCCTCTAACGTTAATGTAAAAGTCTCCCCTCCTGTCCATGAATTATCAAGATTAACTTGCTGAATCTCATCAGTTGAAGCAGGGCTTAATGAATCATTAAAATCATACTGTGGGATCGTAGTGAATGGGACGTCATCGACTACCCATAACCCCTCTGATGCGGTGTTTCTTACAATTCTCTGGGGCGGTACGTTTTTATGCGTGATGATTAATGTATCCGCAGTTTGCGTCCAGTGAATCGAGTTTAATTGTGTGGTGGTAAATTGAATCCGAACATTTACCAGTAACGCACCATCCTTATAGACAGCTATGTTTTGATCTGTCATTACAAGCATGTAGTTCTGTTCAGTATTAAACGAGAAAGGAATTAATCTGGTATCAGAGATGGTTGTCTCTTCCCATAAGTTAAACTCTTTAATTGACGCAATCTTAGCACCGAGATTATCTGTCCCTATTCGTGCAACGCGCCAATATTGTGCGGTTATATTCGGCTCTCTTCTCGCGGTTCCTTTAACCTCGTCGCCCACAGTAACGAAAGTAATATCATCCGTAGAATACTGAATAAAAAAATCGTTAGGGTTATCGTATAAGGGGGCTAAATAGGTCGTCATTCCAACAACATCGGCAAACTTGATTGTTTTTGCAGATCCTAAATCATAATGCACGACAACATATGGATCAGTTATCCCGATTGATGTAGTTGTTTCAAATAGAGTAGTTTCATCGTCGTCATTAGCATTGGCTGTTGTTCCCCCGTTAGGCGCGGTGATGGTTTGGCCTGTTACTCGAGTTATTATTTTTGCTGCGATATCGATATACCGTGTGCCACCTCTGCGAGTTACGCCGCCTTGTGGGATGCAAAGAGCGTTGTCCAGCTTCTCAGCGCCATCATAATAGGCTTTTAAGTCTACACGCGCAGCTAGGCGAGGGTCTAACACGCCTGAGTTGAACGATGATTGGATACGTCTTATGCGGGGCATCAGCGAACCTCAAGGAAAGGGGCTGATTCTATCGCATTATTAGTGCGGCCTTGGCTGTCTCGATTTGTCGCTAATAAAAATTGTTGTGTTGCTTTGGCGTCGAATGTTTCCGCTAAAGTTCTGTTATCTGTTACAGAAATAGCAAATTCAGCCGCAAGCATATATTGCATGTATTTCACAAAGTAGGGGGGTAGCGTGGCTTCATTTGGCTCAAACCAATAATCAATTTCAACCGTGTCTTGATCTGAGTAAAGGATGTCTTCGTATATTTCAAAGTTTGAGCGCGGATAAGTTCTGTAAACCAGCAATAAATCACCGGGTAACTGGAATCCGTTTGTCCATTCATTTAATGGTTTTGCAGTTAGTTTTGATAAAGACACCTTTCCCATTGCGAAGCGCCAAGGATAGCTTGTAATAGCGTCTTGATAGACTGTTTCGTATAAGTTTGATGCTGCCCTTGCGCCTGCGCCGGGGTCAGTAAAAGAATTAATTGTTTCATGCCCGATAAGCAACAAGGCATTGGATGACATTGAAATGTCGGTAGCCATTAAGTCAACCTGTAATTAAAGAAAGGGAGCCGAAGCTCCCTGTCAGTTAATCCGTATCGGTGGCGGCCAATACAGTGCCATCGTTAACATCGATAGCTGTACCTGTGTTGGTCAATACATAATACAGAGCTGCAACAGTGGTCGTACCTGTTGATGTTGTAGCATAGATTAAATCACCTGCGTTTAGCTCATTGATTGCAAGCAAGAAATAATCAGACGTATTTAAATCAGCTGCGCTGTCAGTTGTCGTGTATGTCCAGATAGTCGGAGCATCACTATTAGCTGACGCAGAAGCGCGGTGAAGATTTGGGTGTGAATAAGCCATATCAGTTCTCCTTAGGTTTCGTCTGCTAAGATTTCAACAAGACCGTCAAGGTCACGAATAGCCGCGCCACACTTCATCATGCCGTTGCATAACCATGAAGTCTTTTGAGCAATCCAGTTCACATCGGTTGAGATGTCCATGCCGACAGCTAAACCAACGGCGGACTTATGCCAGGCGTAGCAATGGCGAACATCACCAGTAGTAACCGTCAGGCCACCTTCGGTACGTGATTCAACAATGTGCCAATGGAAGCCCATCCAGTAATCCAACGTGCCGGTCATTAAAGACTGTACAGAGTTGTAATCACTTGAGCCCACTTGAGTTTCCAGCAACATAGCGCTAAGGCCATCCGCAGAAACCGCAATATGGCGGTCTTGGTCGATCGGAACACCGAGATCGTTTAAGCCAGCAGAAGCAGCTACCACTTTTTCGATGTTCATGTTGGTATCAGCGCCACCGATAGCTGCGGTCACGATAGTGCTTGGCGTGGCTGCGTCCATTGCGTCAATGATAATTTGCTCTTGACGACGATGTAAAGCCCCGGCGATTGTTTGCGCCAGTTCTGCTTTTTCGTCAAAGTTTACTTCAGCCGCATCAAATATATCTGTGTATTCTGGAGCGTTCCAGTTACCCAAAGTTGCTGTGATTAAGCTGTGTGAGATGTCCATGGGTGTAACATCGGCTTGTGATGGCTTTTGATTAGCCAAACCTTTACCCATAGCGCGGAATTTGTAGGTGTCACCTACTACGTTGTTTCTAACTGTAACTGCGTTAACAATGCCGCCGTTTGTCGATCCCATAGTTTCATAGGCATGTTTTACCATATCGTCAAATTCGGTACTTGCAGCAGCTGAGAGTGTTTTGCTCATGCTGAATCTCCTAAAAAATAAAATATATGTTTTTTTCAGGGTATCCGAACATGATCCGGGCCTATGGGTGTATCAAGTACAGGCCGATAAGGGGTGTCTGTATAAGTAATTTAGCCGGTCATTAACAATAAGTCAATAACCGGCTTGAATTATCCTATAATTTTGCGCGCCGGTTCTTTACCAAACAACCGTTCGTACATTTTTGTTGTTTCGTCACGGAAAGTCTTGTCTTTCGCATAACGTGGGTCGTTCATACGCTCTTTAATGTCGCTATGTGCCATACCGTGATCGACTTCGCCATTATCGGTTGGTATTTTAAGCCCTCGCGTCTTAGCGATCAGAGCTTCGATGGCTTTAACGCCTGCCGCCGTGGTCGTGGCTTCTAATATACCGTTGTACTCTTCCTCGCTCAGGTTAGCTTTTGCAAAGTCTGCGATATTAGTTAGCCGTTCTTTTGCATTACTGCCTAAAGCGGATAGCTCAGACTCACGGTCTACCCCTACTTTACCATTCTCGTTATTGACGTACATGTGGAATAGTTCAGTAAATGCGCCTTGGTCAAGTTGTTTTTCTTTAGCCCACGTCTGGAATTGTTCCATCATAGGATCGTCAGCAATAAACTCACTGTCGATACCATCAGGTAGGGTAATCTCATACGCTTCCGGTGCGCCGGTAAACCCTCCGAGTTTAGCTTCCAGCCCTTTATAGGCTTTGGCTTGGTCGGCTACTGACTTAAACTTGTCGCCCTTATACCATTCTGGGGCATCACCTTCGCCGTTTATCCCTTCAGCGTATGACCATACTGGGGCATCTACTGTTTCTGTTTCTTCACTAGGTGTCGATTCTGCATCGGCTAGCAAGCTTTCTTCAGCCATGTTTATATCCTCTTAGGTTGTTTCACTGTTATGTATTGCGGCTAATATACAGCGAACCAAGTCATCTTGACCGCCTCGCCATACGTCCATGCGTTCTGTACCTCTTGGATCAATAGCTGGGCGCTTTATCGTCCAGTCCATTAATGTGTTTAAAACTCGCAAACCTAAAGGGGAATCGAGAAAAAGCTCTCTAAAGTCAGAATTTATCTGCCTTATTTCCTCGTCCTGTTCTTCTCTCATCAGCCCATAATCGGGGTTGTCGAGGTCTAACGCGTCCCATCCTGTGATTGCGCTCTTTAATTCTGTAACTGTGCTCATGCTCCCCCCGGTAATTGTGACTGTGCGATTAGGTTAGCTACCATTTCCATTAATGCTTGGCGACCTTCCGGCCCTTCGTCTTCACGGATTAATGATTCAGGAACGCCGAGTAATTCGCCAAACTTCGCGGGCAGGTCTTCAACTTTAGCGCCTAACATAAATACTTGCGGCCCTAATGCCCCGCTCATTTCAACCCATCTTTGGAGGTTCTGGATTTCTTCAGCATCTTGAGCGCGCGCAAGGGGCGATTCATATCGCAGAGTAACCTCTTTACCGTCTACTTTAAATTTAGGAATCTTCCCCTTTTTTTGTAGGATATAAACGCCAATCTTAACCACTTTCTCAAGTAATTCGGTTTGTAATCGCCCAAAGGTTGAGCCGGATATCTCGATCAGTTCTTGCTGTCTAATACTCATTTCGGCCGCAGACTTAACGGGAGACTCAACGGGGCCTAATTGATTGCTAAATAAGGCATCATTTATGTCTTTGCGTAAATCAGCCAATATAATCTGACTCACATCAATACCATTACCTGTGTCTAAACGTCTTAGCGTGGGGTTTTCGTTGTTATTGCTTGATACTGGAATGAGGCTGTTAGGGACTAATTGAATGGTGTACGGGTTTATTGCGCCATCTGACACATGGGTATAAATTCCAGCAATGTCTATGGCTGCGCGTCTTAATGTAAATTCTACAACCTTATTCGCCGTGAGAATGGTGGGTAATACCTGAAGGATAGGGCCACGTCCTAGAATCTCCCCGGGCATCACTGAAGTTCTAAAGACAATCCAGGGACTCACATCATCCTCACGCTCAACAATAAGCTCCATGCCTTTCTTAATCATGACCTTATAGTCGTATTTCTTGGTTTCGCTGTTATAAATCGTACCTTCAATAATTTTATGCTTGGCATCAGGCTTAGATTTTAGGTCGTTTTCAATAGAAGGGGGGATTTTGGCATCAGGCCATTTTCTTAATATTAATCGAGCGGGTACATCCCATTCACGGAATACAGTTTCAATAGTCCCGTCCGGGCCTTCTTCTGGCACAAGCTGAGACATTGGAATAGCGACTATATCGAAGGGCTGTTCGTCATCTCCCTCCTGAAAGAGTAGCGCGCCGGTTGAGATGCCACTCTCAAGCATGGCTTCATGTGTCTGTGTGCCGAGGGCTGAGTGATTAAACGCGGTAAATAAGACATTGGTGGCCTTTTCCAGCCCTTCTTTTACTTCATCCTTGTCTTCTTCTGATATTTCCTGACCGGGTGCGAGTTTAGCCCACTTACGCCATGGTGGCATGAGGCGAGCTTGCATGCGTGACGCATAAGTCTGGAGTCCGTTGGTTGCGGTGGAGTCATAGACCTCCTGATTCTTTTTCTGCCCTTCACGCTGGTTTTGATAAAACTCTTCACGCTGGGGTAATGCGTATTGATAGGCTTGTTGCAAGGTATCTATCCATAACCCTTTGCGGCCATTAGCGGAATTAAACCGCTTTAACATCTCTGCCCCTGTCATCCCAGTGTGTCCTGAGTGCCCTGGACACCTGTTTCAGCGCCTGAGATTAAAGAGGCGCGGCCACGTGTTCTACGTTGTGCAGCGGCGACTTTCTTCGCTTCAATGCCTTTTAGTTTGGCAAGCTCTTCTTCTTGCCTTGCCGCAGCTTGGCGCTGTGCTTCTGTTTCTGTTGATTTACCGAACATTCCCATGATGTGCCTCGCAATACTTAAATAATTGATAGGGAGTAATTACCCAAAAGGCACTTATGCCTAATAAAGCTTTCATTCCCTCAACGCAAGTATAAGGCGCGAACAATAAACGGACGCGGTATCTTCTTTCTCGCCATGTTTCAACATATTGGGTAGGTGAATCACCCGCTATGTCTTTAATTCCATCATGCCAATCATAGCACAATACGTCAACATCTGTGAAACCTAGCATAAAATCCAGTTTAATCCAGAATAACCCATCAAATCTCACTGCATAGACGTGTTTATACCCTTTTTTGAAGAAGATTGACCACCAATGAGGTTCTTTATCTTCATACACCAGATATATCCCTATCTTTGAGCGGTCTATAAGGTGCTGTGATTCTAATAAGCTATGTGGTTTTAGCTTGAACATTAAAAGATATTAAACCCGCTATTCATTACGATGGGTTGCTCATACGCTTTGTTTCTCTCGTTATACCCTTGAGCGAACTGCATAAATGCATCAGCTATGTCCATGGCCCAGTCATGATGAGGGGTATCCTTGTATCGCTCGTCATTATCGATGTATTTGTATCTAAAGTTGCAGAGACCTTCCCACGCCTTTTCCATTCTTTGACCTCGTGGGTCTGTGCCATGATGAAACCAGCACTCATTAAATATTTTCTGTGTCAAGCGTATAGCCGTTTGCTTCTCCTGTATGCGGGGAACAATCGTAATGGGCTTAATCCCGAGGTCAATCATTTGTTTTCTAACATTCTTAACCATTCCCAACCTGTCTTGATCAGCATCATGCGGCATGTAGTGACGGCCATAGTTATAATCCAGTTTCTTTAGTATTTTTGCATAGTCTTCTAGTTCTTCCTGTCTGGACATATAGAAGTCAATGAATCGGTACTCTTTACCAATTCTTTGCATAAACCATATCACCGTATAATCTGATTTACCGATATCCCAGAAGGTATCCACCTCTATGCCCTTGGCAACTGGTATATTTGTTAGCCTCCCCTCTTTGCGAACATCTTGCACTTGCTTGCCGAATACAGCGCCTTCAGCAAGTAATTTCAGTTCCCCTTCCCAGATATGCAGGTACTTCTCGTAGTCCCTCTCTTTCATTTCCTCCATTTGCTTGCGTAGCACTTCAGGGAACCAAGGGTTATCCGCATAACTGGCTTTTAATATTAGCGAATCTTCAGGGGGTTTATTAACAACAAACTTCTGGTGCATGAAGTCAAATTTGAACCGGGTATTGTAACTAGCCCATATCTCCGATCCTTCCGCCCTTATGGTGGGGTCAATAATATCAAAGGATGATTCGGACAGACTGTGGGCTTCTTCAATCCACGCAATATTAATGCCCTCTGTTGATTTAATTTCCTCGGGATTAGCTTTAACGCCAAGAAACATGAACTCAGTCCCGTTCTTACCATAAATGCCCTGCTGCTGAATATCATAGAAACCACTAAGCCCCATGTTTTCAATTTGGTCTGATAATAATTTATGTACTGATTGCTTGATTGATTTCTGTAATTCGCGAGTGCAGAGGATACGCATCGGCTTTTCAACGCCGCGTATTAATAGTTTTCTTGAGATTGTCCAGCTTCGTGCTGCGGCTCTACCACCATAAAGGATTTTGTAACGATGAGGCTCGTCTAATGGACGGTATATTTTAGGAAACTTAACAACAACTCTATCATTCATAAGTTGTATCAATACCCGAAGGGATTAAATCTTTGCCGTCTGCTCCTGTTAATTCAGTTATTTTTAAGTCAGGCAGATATTTAGAGATTAACTTTAATTTGATGTCTGCTGCGGCTTTTAACCGCTGTACATCAATAGACTCTAATGCACTAATAGGCTTTGATAAAAGTTCAGCAATTTCAATAACATGCTCAACATGCTTTTGCTTAGATAATTGCTCTCTTAAAGCCTCCTGCCTTATTGCTCTATTCTTGTTTGCTGCTGTGGTTGCCATCAGTGTAACGGCCTCAATAACATAGTCCCGTTCTTTTGTTCCCTTACTCGTATTAAGGCATTGTGTATTTTGATGGCGACAAAGGTTTCATCTGATAGTTCTGCGGCCTCTCTTTCGATGTACTCACAAATATCAGCAAACGATTGTCTACCGGCGCCTGATGTCTTCCAAAGAATAGCAAGCTCATAGAGTGCTTCAATGCCTGAATCAACGCGGTCGTCAGCTAATTGCTTAATAGCCTCGTCTATCATTTTGTTAATATCTGGTTTCATCTCCTTGCACCGTGATTCTCATGAAATCCATACTCAATCTCTGCTGATTTTCTAGTGCACATAGCCTCAAATTTATCTAAGAAATAACCAAGATGAATACTTTTCCCTTTGACGGCTATTTGTGAATGCCACTTTCCATACCTGTCATACCATCTAACGCCAACCACTCCAGATACATTGTCTTTTCTTAGAGGGACATTTTTACTATTCTCTAAAAACCCAACTTCTCTCAGGTTTTCTATTCGATTATCTATTCTGTCATGGTTAATATGATCAACCTGATCTTTCGGCCACCTTTTATGATTAAGCAGCCAAACTAAACGGTGTGTCTTATAGTTAACACCAAACAATCTAACTACCCGGTAGTTATGTGAGTCAATAGTTCCAGACTCCCCATCCATAGGAGCATTAGATCCTCTGCTGACCCTATTATATATTTTTCCTCCAACCTCATAAAGAAAGGCGCTTACCTCTTCATAAGTTGGTAGCTTGCTCTCTTCGTGCGCCATTTAAGCCACATTTTTTGTAGATGGCTGTTTGACTTTGTAGTTGTTGCCAAGACTACCGCAATACCCAATCCCGTCCAGTCGCTCGATTAAACATACCCGCTTGTCAGCTCCGTCAACCAGATCTTTGAATTTGCTTGATTTGCAGCGCGGCAATGGTTTTGTGTTCATCATGTTTGAGCAATTAACACATAATTTGTCAGCTTGTTCATTAGTCATATAATTTTCCTTTTTGTTAGTTTAGCATATATTTGATTATTCTACTTAGTTAAAGGTTAATACATCAATCGTTAAATGTACGACCGCATCAGGATATGGCGCAAACAATACGCTAACGGCCTTATATTTAATTACCGGCACTACAAAAGGAAGTACGTTACCCATTGAATATCCTGTTATTAGTCCGGCCTTTAGCCCTAATGTTACCTTGCCCACCGGCCACTCGTACCCAATAGCCACATAATTAGAGGTGTTATATTCGCTGTTCTTATATCCGCCCACCTGGACATAATCGAACTGCTTGTCTTTTACGTAAGATTTAAGGGCTAACCCGTAGTTTCTTTCGTTGTAATTGGCTGCCCGGTTCTCGTGATAGCTAAATGTGTGTACTTGGATAACTGTTTCAGCCATGGCATAGAAGCAAAACCCAAAGAATAGAACTAAACCTGTTATTATTTTCATATTGCCTCCATATCAATTAGTATTTCATCTAAAGAGCTAACAATGCGATAATGCCCTTTCCACTCACTCTCAAGCCGTTTCTGGCTCGCTTTCTTCTTTGACTCTAACACTAGCCCTGTTTTCTTACTTACCGCGCTATCGCTTTTGAGTTCGTACCATAACGTCTTTCCGTTGTATCCAATTAAAAAATCATCGTGGCCTAGCTCTACACTAACGCCTAGTTTTCGTAATGCTTTGACTATTTCATTCTGGTTCAAATCACAGTTAGCGGCATATTTAGGTTTACCCATTATCTTCTGCCCCTTCTCTTCTTTGGTCGCCTGCAAACTTCACAGCGACATTCTCCTTTATCGGGCAGCTTACCAACTGAAGACTCACCTTTCGACAACCTAAATTCACCTGTAAAGCCAATTTCATCTCTTAATCTGACAACATCGGCAATAAATTCCCGGTCGAACATGGGGTATATTTTGAGTATTGCGGTTATCTTTTCATCCAGAGTCTTAAAGTTCATACTTATAATTTCGCGCACTCATCACAGGGACAATAAGGAGCGTGGATAAACCCTGCATATTCAGAATCAACCACAACCTTTTTGGCTTTCTTAGTGCAATGCAATTCTGCACAAGCCCATGATACAGACCAGCACCTCCATGCCAACTCAAGATTCCAATCATTATAATCACCATTATTTTTCCGATCTAAACAATTAAAGCTTTTATAGTGAGATTCAAATTCACGCCTGACAACACGCTCATCATGTCCTTCAGTTTTTAGTCTTTCAATAGTCTTATTTGTCATTTTGGTCGCTCCAGTCCCTTTACTATTCTTAACGTTTCAAGTTTTATCAATTTCTGTATCTTCGGCCAGCTTTTAGGTAAAACCCAGATATTCTTTTCAACATATCCGGCCTTACGTTTATTAGCTCGTCTTATTCGTTTACTTTCTGCTGCTGATTTACTCATCAATCCACGCTTCCCAACTACCAACGCAGTCATATTTAACCTTGTTTACTGTCACCCTGAAATCTCTACAGCTAGTAGGCCTATCCTGCCGTTCAACATAATAACCAGCCTCAATTAAAATTAGTCTGATTTCCTTTAATAGCTTTCTTTCGTTGTTCTCGACTGAAAAATCATGCGCATAATCTAAAGCATCAACCACATCACATTCACACGTACCTATAAAATAATAGATTTCGGATTTAAGCTGCGCCGATACAGAATTATTAATTAATTGTTTAACCTTTTCTCTATTCATAAGTTAAGTATAGCATAAGACATGTCTTATGTCAAGAAGTCATTTAGGGTTTATTTTTCAAAAACTAAAAAATAGCTGTGGAATATTCTTGCGTGTTTCTGAACTTTTAACTTTGTGCCTTTTTGTTGTGGTATTGCCATTCTGGATTTTGCAGGCAAGATAAATAAATCTTTAAGTCTTAAACCGTGCTCTTTCGCCCATTCGATGACATTATTATGAGTGCAGTGCATTTTATGGTTATGAATAATATCTTGACACTTAAAAACTAAAATTCCTTTCTTCATTAACACTCTTGCGGCCTCTTTTAACGTTCCAATGTAATGAGTTTCTAGTTCGTCATATCTCCAATACCCGCCAAACCGTTTAGCCATGACCATATTGCCGTTGCCTTCCCTTGCGTTTTTTATATACGTTAGGAACGGCGGATCGAAAACTAAACTGCTTATACATGAGTCAGTCAAAGGTAATTTACTGCTACACGCGCTTATTACCCCGTTAACTTGTGGTAATATATCAAACTTAAATGCTGGCTCAGGCATCTCTTTATAAAAACTCCCGTTCCCATAAGATATATCAGCATCAAAATTATTCAGGTTATTCAGGCTAAGGATACTTTTAAGTATGTCTGCCTGTTTGCTTTCTACTGACTTAATCACTTTCCCTGCGCGCCCCTAACCTTGCCGACCACTCACTTTCTGGAAGTACAACCTTTCGTCTGTCGTCAATAAACTCACACAATAAGGCAAGATGGGATAAAAACATCAATACTGCGAAACACTCCCATAAAGTCGTATTATCAGTGGTTAAAGCAAATACTAAAGCGATAGCGGATAAAGATACTGAACCAACAAAGAACTTAATGTATCTTGATGATGATAGTAGGATATTAATCTCGTCGTGCATTATCTTCTCCTATAGAGTTATGCTGGTCACTCATATTAACCACCAAATTAACAACCCAATTAAAGAGGTTATAATAAAAAACCTTAATAATAAAATTGTCATCATAAATCTAAATCTAGGTCTATTATGTAAATAAGCTAAAATAAGCTGGTCTATCACTTATCTTCTCCTATATAGTTAAGGGTTTTATCTATTCCAAAACAATCCTTGCCTGATAAGCCATTATCAACGAAAGCGTACTTATATAATTTATCGTAAGCCTCAACCAACTCAGCCTTGTCCTTTTGGAGTTGTTCAATTTTTCTACTTGCTTCCATATAGCGCGAATACCGCTGCATTTTATCTATTTCTGAGTTATCCCATAATTCAGGCGGCATATTTAAAACGCCATGCAACATTAAATCACTCATTTATCTTCTCCTATAGAGTTATGTTGGGTTTTAACTAACACCTTTATTAAAATCAACGGCCATTTGCTTGGCATCTTCCATTGTTTTTGCTGTCCATTCACCTTTGCCGCACTTAATTTCAGTATAATTATCTTCAAACAAAGTCATTTCTGGCAAGCTGTCGAGATTTTCTAAATCTTCCACAATATTTTCCATTGTCGTCATTGGCAACTTTATTGGGGTATGGAGTATTCTTATTCCACTTCTGTCCGGCAATACCTGACATTCTGCTCGGTGTTGTTCTGCACATTCTTTGCTTATGTCGGCAAAGAAGTTTGCGTGGTCTTCTATCATTTCTTCGGGTGTGCTGGCTATATAATGACAATCACCTTTTTTACAGGTTGAGCCAATTTCAAAGCCGTAAATAGCTCTATGGCTCCATCCATACCACTTGTTATCTTTTGGACTAAACCCAACGCCGTGTGTTAATTCTTCTGTTATTTCCCTTTCGGCCAAGTATTTAATATTATCTTCCATGCCGACTAAAGTTATATAACTACCATCAAATTTGCTCCTGTACTCTTCTGTTCCTTTAGATAACGACTTTAGAGAGGGAACTACATAAGCAACCTTCTCTAAATACTTTTTAATATCCATTCATCTTCACCTACAGAGTTAATTAGGGCTTTAATTTCTCCGTACATTAATTCTTCTTCATCTTCCCAATTATCAGGATGAATATGTATTAAATCTAATGACTGCCCGAGCTTTTCAACCAGCTCAACCTTATCCGTTTGGAGTTGTTCTATTTGTTTTTCAAGCACACCTTCCCGTCTTAAAAGTTTAGGGTTTTTATTCTCACATAGCCGTGACACTGTACAGCCTCGTTCGCATCGTTCCCCATCTGTACAAAAAATTCTATCACTCATCCTCCATACTCCTATTCCTTCAAACTCTTAATGAATTTCTGTATCTTTTTCCACGACTCAGGCTTTACCCACAATTGTTTCAAGATAAAACCTTCTTTACGCTTCTTTTCGCGCTGTATTCTTTTTAGTTCTGCTGCTGATTTCATGGTTTAAGTGTAGTCTAGGACATGTCTATAGTCAAGTATTATTTTCGGCATAATCAATCAATATCTGCTCAATAAACGCTAATTCGTTATCTTCCCCTGACTCTTCAGATAGCTTTACTAATTTGTCAGATATTTCTTTGGTTAGTTCTAGTCTGTATTCAATCATTGTCTTTTCCTGTTTATTTTATAAATTGGCTAACTAATCCAGAAAACATATTAATCATCGTGTCGTGCTGTCTGTGGTCATAAACAAACAAGTAATCGCTATCGCAATCATGCCTGTCATGCCTTACCCTCATTTCTAACGCGCATATCTCAAATAGCTCATGGCAAATGAGCATAAACATCTCACTAATATCGTTTCCTTTTGTACCTATTTTTATTTCTTTGGTCCCATAACTAAAGCTGGCAGAATAAATAGAGCTGTCCCACTTGACAGTAAAGTTATATGAATTAACTTTTAAACTTCTAATTTTTTTTATGTTCATCTTTCATCCTATTTATTTTACTGTTGCGCCAAGCCCAAGCGTCATCATAATTATTTGTTTCTTTCGACTCATATCCACATTTTTTACAAATAGACTTCCATAAATCTTCTTGTAGATCATGGTGCAGCCTGGTATCAGTGCTTTTACATTTAGGGCATTTATCGTATTTCATATCTAGCTTTCAGAAAAAAGCGGGGAATCTTCAACAGTGATACAAGGTATCCCATCACGATCTTCTACGTTTTCAATGTTTTGCCAGCCTCCATCATTATCCAAATATAAAACTACATCA